TGCCTAATTCCAGCATTTGTCGCATAACATTGATACCAAAACTCTTGTGATTTGTACGCTTACCTAGATCATCGGGAGGGTTCATTATGGCTTCTGGATGCACATTCAATTCATACTGTTCAAACAGTTGTCTAATGCTTTGGCTGTTCATTGTGTAGCGTCCTTGTGTGTTGGCATCCGCTGGCAACACAATGGGTGTTCCAAATACTTCGGGACGCATGAGATGATTTATATAATTCATGGGATTGGCTTCTTCTGTGCCTTTCACAACTATCTGTGTGTGCAGCCAGGCTTCTTGTATTTCTGGATGCCAATACATTAATGATACCACTGTCTTGTCATTGACCAGTCCCAGGTCAAGTGCAATGACACGGTGTAGACCATGAGTGTTGCGGAAATCATAATCGCCAGTTCGGTAGACGGGCCAAGATCGGATCTGGAACACAGCGCCTTTGCCCATAACAGGAACACCATTACGGCGAGCATCTCGTTCATGTGGAAGATAATCGCGTTCAAGTTGTAACCTTGTTTCCCGTAACAAGAAAGGCTCGCCCCACGGATCGTACTCGGGAACATCGTCCCAGGATACACGAATGTGTTCGTAGCCTTCTTCCAGGTGCCAGAATTTTGACACCAGTCCGTTCAATCCTTTCAATGGGGTAAATGAACATAGCACTTGTCCTTGTGTGGTTGCAGTTCTAGTGACAATTTCACTGAAGAAATCATCTGGGGGTTGTTCGTCAAACACTGCAAGATTAAGTTTGAAACCCTGCATCTGTCGAACCTCTTGTGTGTAGTTGGCAAACACTAGATAACTGTTTTGTCCGCTTACATGACGGACTTCACAACCCAAACAATTAGCACCGTCGTTGCGCATAGTTCCAAACACAATGCAATCCCTAGGGATAGCACCAGTGCCAATTGACTCAGTGATCTTAACATCTTGTGTTCCTAACAATTCATTTTGTAGCACCATTGCTACCTGTTGCCAACCTTCTCCAGCCACCATGACAGTGATGGGCTTGTTGAAACGCTTGGCTTCTGGGGGCCACCACGCAGGATATAACCCTGTTAGGTGATAAGCAGTTTCATAACAAGTACTCACTGTCTTGCCAATCCTGTTGGCTGCTAGTATGCCTCTACGATCGGCCGATCCAGTTCGAAAAAACTTTAGTTGATGTTCAAATGGTCTAAAGTATTTTAGTTGATTGTATCGCATGTCATCACTGAAAGCGATCACAAGTTCTTCAAACTGGTTACGCACCGAGTAGGGCATATGGTGCAGGTTGTCGGGCTTTAGGTGTTGTTCATCACACGCTTGCCTGACAGCATGTCGCATCAGCACTGCTGGATCTATCACGAGAAGTTCCGACGGATTTCGTTTAGGCTGTGTGCGGCCCGCGCAAGGTTACGGATCTCTTCTGTATCAATGGGCCAGGTATCGGGATTGCTCAGCACAATGTCAGCAGGCTTTTCCAAGCCCACCTGCAAGCGTTCCATGATCAGACGCAAGCAATGATCCACTTGCCCAGGATACTTCTCAGGAAATAGATCTCTGTGTATGCGATTGACCTTTTGCAGGATCCTGGTGTCTTGCTCTTGTTTAAGGCTTAAGGTTTGCCTGTCAGTCATTATGCCGCCCAAGGATCATCTGATGTGGCAGAGTCGCCATTAAACACAAAATCACGATCAATCCAAGTGGTCCAATAATCACTCTTGTTGATCTTTTGCTTTTGCATTGATGCACGCAAGCGTGTGCCTATGGGAGTAAAGCGTCCAGACTCATCGCGTAGGACCTGTTCGCCAGTGCGTGGATCAACCCAGGTGTATTTCTCGGGCACTTCTTTACCGAACTTGTTGACTCTGGTACCAACTGGTCTTGCGGCCACTGGTCCAATAATTTCATATGTAATAACATCATTGGCATATTTCTTAAACACCACATCACACTTTTGTCCTGACGCTTTCCAGTCAGGATCTGGATGTGGGAAGTTGGGAGTTTGGAATAGTGTAACTAGTGGCACGCCTACCACTGCGCTGGGTATGGGAAAGTCTTTTCTTAATTCATCAATGGGAATTAGATCATTCTTGTCCAGGTAGGGATTTTCTTTGCCCAACAAATAGTCTTCGGGCTTTTGTCCATTCAGCACATCCATTGCTGTTTGGTATTTGAACTTGTTGCTACGACCTTTAAGGTTCAACACAATGCCGGTTTGATCAAACACAAACTTTTCCAATTCTTTGGCAGTAGGAAAGTCAGTCATCAAACCTTCTAGGTCGTAAAGCGGTTCTGATGCTACAGTCGCCGCAACAGTTGTAGTATCAACTGTCTTCGTTGCTTTACTAGCCGTTGGGGGAGTGTTGGGTGTAGTCGCGGTAGAGTCATTGGTGTCCCAGGGACTAGGTGTTGTGGGTTTCTTCATCTTCAATTCCTTTAAAATAAAATCTGGGAGTCAGACTGGACTCCCAACAGCGATCCTATCAGATCAATCTTTATAACGGTTCCGGCGTGCGGCAAAGCGTCGAACTTGACTGTCAGAGTCAATACCACCAGATCCAGGGACTTCATGTTCGCCTGGATTGGCTTCTAATTCCGCTGCACGGCCACTGAATGCAGCCAATACTGCATCAGCAACGGGTTGGCGTTCAGCCTTGGCATCCAAGAAGTTGCCACGCTTGGCAGTGTGTGCACCTTCAGTTCCTACTCTGGGACCCATGGGCACATTGACATTGGTCACTGCATGTGGGTTGCCTGAGTGGCGACCAAGGTAGTGTTCATCTGTGACATCACGATCCTTAGCGGCTCGTTTTAATACTCGTTCTTTCATTTCTTAAATCCTTTTAGGGTTTCGGCAAGACGGGCACGCTGGCCTTCAACACCGGGTTTCTTGGCAGCGGCAGCCAACTTCTTGGCAGGAATCTTTTCACCCTTCTTGACGCCTAATTCTTTCTTCAATGCTCCTGGCTTTTTGATGGCACCAGCAATCCAATTTGTTTTCTTTTCAGCCACGATCAATTCCTTATGCTACAGGTGTAAACACCACAGTGGGTGTGCCAGCAGCCGAAACAACCGCTACGGTGATGTTGCTGTCAAAACTGTTAACTGGATTCATTGTGATCACAGTGGGATAGAATGGGATCACAGGAAAACCAACATTGCTGGCAGTTACTGAACCTGATGCGGCCCAGTTTACATATACAGGATTGGTTGCATCCAGGTTAGTGACCAACACATTGTTTACACTGTTGCTGGTAGAACTTAAATCCAAATATAATTGGCTGCTGGTTGTACTAGCCTGCACAGTCTTACTGGCATTTTGTGGTAATGGAATATATGCATTACTGCTCATGATTATTTCATTCCTACATTGATTGCATCAGGATTGGGCCAACGCTTGACGCCTGTTGACTTGCCAACTGGACGACCTTGTGCGGCATCCGCAATGGTCATGCGTTGTGGATCTCTTGTGGCTGAAGGTCCAACTGACTCCCGACGGTCTAGGCTGCTGTCTGATCCGTTGCCACGACGATTCACAGTGTCTAAACCGTGATTGATTGCGTCGGGGTTCTTAACCAAGTGAGCCATAGGGTTGACACAAATGCCATCACGACCGCTATCGCGATTAACTCCATCACCCATCTGTCCATTAAAGGCAAAGTCAGCACCGTCACCGCGTTGGTTAGCGGCAGTGCGTGGCTGATACCGGCCTTCATTCTTTTTCATATCGTTTGTGGCCTTGCGACCTAATGTAGTGTTTTTCATTTATTTTCCTTTGGCCATCTTAACGGCATGATGGTGTTCTTCGTGCTTGCGACCATCTGCGTTCTTGTGGTTAGCAGGATGGCTGGCTCTTGTCTTCATTGCTGGATGCTCTGTGTGGTGTGTTTGGTTCTCTACACCGTAGAAGTCTGACACATGGCTTTCACCCGAAGCCTTCTTGCTGCTCATTGCACTGCCAATATTAGCAACATCTGCTGAAGTTTCATGTGCTTCTGGCATCGCAGTCTCATTGCGAGTCTTTGCAGGCATCTTCTGTGCTTCACGGGCTTGTTCACTGCCCAACTTCATCACTGCCTTGGTTGGGTTCATGTTGTGAACGCCTTTTAAATGTTTAGCATTGGCCATTATAGTTTGTGTCCTTTTTCGCTCATGTCTTCTTCGTTGTTGAGTTGGTGTTCAGCCCTAGTCATCTTTGTGCTACTTGGTCTTGTATAGGTTGGCTCAACTGTGCTCTCGTGGTAAGCAGCACTTCTCTTTGCTGAGTGGCCAGAATGTGATTCAATACCACCCTGTGTTGAAGTGTTGCTGGGGTGTCGGGCGGCACGGGCTTCGCTATAGGCGATGGCCACTGCTTGCTTTTGTGGCCGTCCAGCGTGCATCTCTCTACGGATGTTTTCGCTGAATGCCTGGGGTTTTGCTGATTTGATTAGGGGCATAATAAGTTTATTTATCTCAATTGGCCAAGCCTGGGAAACGGCGCCCTTGCGTACGAGCCGCTTCACTTACCGAACTATCAGGATTCAGTTGATCTGTGATCCTTGCGGCACTTTGGCGACCACCTAGGATCCGGGCGTGATAATGTTCACTACGCTGGGCACTGTGGCTACTATGATGTGGTGCTTCAAATGTTCGTTTAGGACCACGCACAGGTTGGTTTAAGGCACCTTCAGCGGTTAGTGTTTTGGTTTCAC